TAACTTAGCACTCTTGGCGACAGGGGACGAAGCGTACTCGCAGAAACTAAAAACCGAAGCCTTCAAACGCTTCGTCGATTCGCAAGCAAAACGAGGGCAACGAGCATGAGTCAGTCATGGGAATTCGAGACGTACGTTGGGGTTGGAAATCGTCCGACGGGCGATGCGGCAAAAGCCATGACGGTACCGACAAAGGAGAATCCACGCGGAAACCCTCGCACGCAGCACTATCGCGGTCCTCACTACGTTTATTTCAATCAGCATCGCGATCTTCCACTCTTCACCTTTGAGACTATTCGTGTCATGCTGCGAGATCCGCAGGTTCGCTTGTGCCTCGCGATGCGAGCTGCCCCGCTTCAATCAGTCGAGTTCGCTTATCAAGATGGAATCGGCGAGGATGGGAAGCCTACTTGGATCCCTGGAGTCAAAGCTAAGAATCCAGTGGTTGCGGCATGGGTATTACGACAACTCCAAACGATATGGAATAATTACCTACCAGGAATCATGCGATCGCAAGTATGGGGCTGGGCAGCAGGGGAAGTAACGTTGCGGCTATCTGATTCGAATCTCATTGAAATCGATCAATTGTTGCATCGGCACGCAAGGGATTGCCGCCTTATGGAATGGGAGCATGCGGGTACTCCCTGGGGTGTTCAAATCGACAACGTGAAGAACATGGGCGTTGTGCAACTCCCCTTTCCGTACTGCTACTTCATAAACTTCCGACCTGAAGACGGGGAGCGATACAGTTGTCCGATTCTGCTCGGAGCCTATTCGCCATGGTGTGACAAGTGGCTTAACGGCGGTGCGCTCGATACTCGACGCCTGTACATGCACAAAGATGCATACGGCGGCATGAAAGTGGGATACCCTGAGGAATCTGTATTTGTCGAAGGAAACGATAACCCGGTACCAGCAAGGGATATTGCTCTGCAAATCGTAGAGCAACGCCAAGCGGGTGGAACTCTCACCTATCCGTCGACGCGCGACGATCAAGGCAACGAGAAGTGGATTATCGCAGAGGCAACAGTAGCTTCGAATCCCGAACACATTTTGAAGTATCCAAAAGACCTTGATGCGGAAATACGCCAAGGCATGGAGATCCCAGACGGTGCCATTTCCAACGACGGCGCTGGATCCTGGGAGGGCAAATCGCTTCCACTCGCAGCGTTCTACAGCGGTCTCGATTCGTGGGTGGTGCAAATTCTTTGCGACATTCGCCGCACTTTAGACCCGATCGCCCGAATGAATTTTGGGACCGACGTCGAATACGAGATCACCCATAAACCACTCGCACAATCGGCGATGGAGCAACAGGGACAAAAGCAAGCTGGCACCGATCAAGGCCAAGCGATGCATGGCGACCCGTCAGGCATTATGAATCCAGCGGACCAAGGCATGCTGCAGCGCATGGGATCACTAGACCCCGTCGATGCGGTTGGCCGTGGTGTTCTTAGCGCTTCGTCAATCGTAGAAGCAGCTCGGAGAGCTTTGGATAATGGTGTCTTGAGGCTTTCGTTGAAAGAATCCGACGAGGGCGAAGACTCGGACGAAGAAGCCCTGGAACGCGCTAAAGCCATCGCGGAAATCCTCGAACACATCTACGGAGACGATGCGGAATCTCACTTCGACGAAATGTTCGGTTCGCAGGTCCAAAAAATGGGTTCATGGAACGCCATCGACCATCCGCGAGGACCAAACGGGCGATTCATTCCCAAGTACAGCGCAGAGGCAGTATCAGCGGCCAAGGATGCCGTCAAGGAATCGCTACAGTCGAACAAGACACCTGAGAGTGCAAAAAAACTGGTCGAGCATTTGTCGTTGCTGAACGGCAAGCAACTTCGCGAACTGAAACAGGAATACGGTGTTTCGGCAGCAGGAAAGACCAAGCAATCTCTCGTAGAGAAGATCGCAGATCGCCTGGATCGAGGGAGACGTACTCCCAAGGATGACGCCGGTACCGAAACTCCCAAGGAAGACGCTCAGGCCTCGAGTGACACTGCTTTGAGCGACACTGCTTTGGCAGACAAAAGCTCGGAATCCAAAGCCGGGGAACCGAAGGCAAGGGAAAAGAAACCGTTCGTCTATCCAGACGGATCGACGCAGGTCTTCAACGCCGACGGAACCCCAGCGGCAACAACGGAAGCATTTTCAAAAGCCGAGGAATCTGGGGCGGATCCACGCGAGGCCGCAAAGGCTGCGGACCAACAAGAAGAAACCAAAAAGGAGTACGAATTCGCTCGCGACAGCGAAGTAGGCAACCGTGGCGAAGACCTTAAGAATTCAGCTCGACACAAGGTCAACGCTTGGAAAGGGCTAGCATCCGCCGAAACCGACGGGACAGCCGAAAAGCTTGTCAATCGCGACATGCTCTTGAAGCTTGAACCTCACAATTTGATGGAACATGCAGACCGGGCGCCGTTGACGTCCTTGGCCATGCACTTTGCGATGAAAAGTTTTCCGCCAAACCCAGTTTACGGGAAGAACACGAAGAACACGCCCGAGCTTCGCAGTGACTACGTGGCAGCATATCAGAGCATCAAGGCTAAGGCCGAAGAGATTGCTTCCACTCATGACGATAAAGACTCGATAAAGTCCATTCGTAGACTCCAAAGCCACGTCATGGGGATTGTCAACGAGCGGAGGAAAGCAAATCGCTTTGACAACCTCGCTAATAACTTGATCGGCTTGGCAAACTCTCTTGAGGTCAGCCGCTATGCAAGTAAGACGACCACGTATGGCAAGCTCAACGAGTTTGCCAGTGAGCTAAAAACCAAGTACGGAGACGAGTGGACAAACGCTTTCAACGACGATAACACTCCGCAAGGAATGGAGTCCAAGCGGATCATGTTGGAAAAGGCTGCGGAACACGCAAAGGATGTCATTGAAGGGAAGTCCATCAATGCGACCTTCGGAAAAGAAAGCAAGACCGGGGCCAAAAGAAAAGATTTTGAGCTTAAGAACCTGTACGGTCAAAAGGCTGAAAGAATGGGCGGGAGGGATCTTTCGTCGATAACTTCGGACCCAAACAAAGCAGTCGACCATTTGATAGACGAATATGGTTTGAGGGGCTTTCAGTGGGGCAATTCAGTCACGGATTCAGAGCGGAAACACCATGCAGCCCGAATGGTTGAGGCCATAGCGGACCTTGCGGACGTCACAGGGCTCCATCCAAAAGATATTTCACTTGATGGGAAACTAGGACTTGCCGTCGGGGCTCGTGGACACGGTACGGCAGCCGCGCACTACGAGCCGGGAAACCAAGTGATCAACATGACCCGCAATAGCGGAGTTGGAACCTTCGCCCACGAATGGGGCCACGCCTTCGATCACATGCTCGGTGGCTTTGGCATTGGCCGCGACGGCGGAAAATATATGTCCGACGTCGACGTTTCCCATACCCACGAAGTTACCCACAAGACGCGGGGCTATCCTCTCCGAGTCAATGCGGCCACCGCCGAAGCCTACCGAACTCGGGGTGACGATGAGTTTACGGTAAAAGAACTGCCAGACCCAGAAATCAGAGGAGCCATGGCCTCTTGGCAAGAAGCGGCCAAGCCTTTTATGAGGCGGGTACGGGGCGTGGTATCGAAGATGATCAGAGATGGAAAGCTATCCGAGGGTAAAAGGGATTATTGGAATAGCTCTATTGAGTGCTTCGCACGAAGCTTTGAAGTTCACGTAAAGAAGCAACTGGAAACCAAGGGCCGAAAAAACACCTATCTTTCTAGCCTCTCCGATGAGTCTGGCGAAGCTTCCCTATGGCCAACCAACGCGGAAGCCGAGTCCATGGCCGAAGCCTTTGCGGGGCTTATGACCGCATACCGACAAAAACGCCACGGACAGGCCGATCCGATCAAGTTCTCACTCTTTGACGTCATCGGCGAAGTAATTCCCGATTCTGATGATTTCGATGAGCTTGCTATCGAAGAAAACGAGTCACCGAATTCATCCGGGCAGGTCCACAAGTACGCATGCTTGATGTTTCACCTAACGGAAGATCTTTCAGGCCGCATTCGCGAGTTCCAAGCCAACATTGCCGATGATCAGCTTGCGTCTGGCGACAGGGAACAAGAGTCGCACGTGACGCTTCTCTACGGGTTCAAGGATGAGGAGTTACAGAACGTCTTAGATGCCTTGTCCAATATGCAGGCTCCTTTGGCGACATTCTTCCAGTTAGATGCATTCCCATCAGGTAAGGATGGAGCACCACTGCACGTCTGCGTCGATTCTCCAGACCTGCACAAGATGTACGCTGAACTTAGAAAGCGTATCCCAGCCGTTTGCACGCATCCGGAATACAAGCCGCATGTCACGATTGCCTACATGAATGACGCGAGTTCACTGGTGGGCGCTAACGGTCCAATTTTTGGCGAAAGTCGCGTACTCGATCGAGCATTCATCGCTCTCCAAAGTGGAAAAAATATCGAGGTGACTTTGGGTAAGGCCGATCCGATAAGGATGGGTATTGACGACCAAACCAGAGTTGCTGGAGCCGAGTCAGAGAATGGCGATGAACAGGCAGAAGCGATCGCGGAAATACTTACGTCGCTCTACGGCGATGACGCCGAAGCCATGTTCGACAAGATCTATGGCATCAAGAGAATGGCATGGGCAGCCATCGATCACCCAAGGGGGCCCAATGGGCGTTTCATCGCCAAGAACAGCCCCGAGGCGGCATCCGCTGCGAAGGAAAAGATCAATGAGGCGCTCAATGGCCAAAGGTCGCCTAGCTCACTGAAGACGGTTACGGAGCACCTATCGATCTTGACTGTCAAGCAGCTACGGGAGATGCAGAAGGAGCATGGTATCCGCGCAGGCGGAGCGAAACCGCAATTGGTCGCCAAGATCGCCGATCGGCTGCATGGCAAAGTAACTCAGACGGACAGCCAAGCAAGTAAGTTCCACGAAAACGGCACTCCAAAACAAGTCAACAACCGCGACATCTACACGGTCCCAACGTCTTCCTTGAAGGTCGACCCAAAGCGATTTCAGTACAAAGTGAAAGACATCGGGGAGGATGGCGTTACTGGAGAACTCAAGGGAGTTTCCAAGTGGAACCCGGAACTGGCCGGATCGCTATTGGTGTGGCGTGATCCATCCGACGGGCAGGACTACGTGATCAACGGACACCATCGCCATGAATTGGCAAGCAGACTCAATGCCGATCACATCAATGCGAGATACATCGACGCGCCAAACGCCAAGGAAGCTCGCGCTCGAGGGGCATTAGCGAACATCGCGGAAGGCCGAGGATCGGCCATCGACGCCGCAAAGTACCTTCGAGACTCGGGGCAAACCCTTGACCACCTACGCGAAGCGGGGATCAGCATGTCCGGGAAACTGGCGTCCGATGCGGTGACGCTTACTGCCCTAAACGATAAGGCATTCCAGAAGGTGACCGAAGGGAGGTTGGATGAAACGACCGCGTTGGCCGTCGCAAAGCACCTCAAGGATCCAGCACTTCAGGATCTATTGTTCAAGAAACTTGCTGATCGAGAGACCGAAGGCAAGGACTGGAGTACGCGAGAAATCGAGACGGCTGCACGCAAGATGGCCAACGCTGGAAAGGCAACGCAAACGGGCTTCGATCTGTTCGGTGCATTTGAAGATGAAAAATCGACGTTCGATCAGGAGGTAGAACTTGAATCGTTTGCAAACCGCATGCTTCAGCAGGAAGCCGACGACTACCGAGCCGTGGCCAACAAGCGCCGAGCCAATCGGGTATCGGAGGCTGGGAACGTACTGGCGATCGACGAAAACGCTAAGCGATCCGATTCGGCAGAGCAATCCGTCAAGGATTTCAATCGAGAAGTTCATCTTCGGGGCCCAGTAAACGCAGTGATCCAAAAGCACGCGGCAGATCTTCTGTTGGCGAAAACCAAAAAAGAGAAAGAAGCCGTTAAGTCCGCAATGATGGACGAGTTAAAATTGTCTCTTCGATCCTTTGGAACCTAAACCTAATCGGAGTAAGCAATGGCCAACGATCCAACCGAGCCCAAAAAAAGCGAATGGTACCTGACCCCGGAGGAAGCTAGCCGAGTCGCCAAAGGCCATCGCGAAATGGTTGAACTCCCAGAGACGAAACCTATCCCTCAGGCCAAAAAATCTGAACCCGACAAGACGAAACCGGAAACCGATGGCTAGTTTAACGTCCCTCGAACCAAGCGATCGCATAGCAGGCATGGCCCTCATCGGGGCTGAGGCTTTGTTTGCAGAAATTCGCGGACGGATCGGCGATGCTGCTACCGGACCAATCTACGCACCGCAATCGAACTTGCTTTCGGCAATCTGGAAAGTGATGAACGATTCGGTCCCTGTCATTGTCGACCATCTGACGGATACCGAGATGGCGAGCTGGACGGGTGGTATGGATTCGTTGGCCAAGCAACTCCCGAAGTGGCTACTCGGCGACTTCATGGATGGACGTTTTGGGCAGTCTCCCCCGGACCGTCCTCGCTTCTCTCTCTTCGACATGTTCGGCGACGAGCCGAAACTGCGATTTCCATTGATCGAAAAGGCAGCAGAGAAACTCGCCGATCGCAACATCATGACTCGCAGCGACTGGGATGCAGCAACGCGGTCCGCGCAGGAGCGAGCGTTCTTCATCACCGGCGACATCACTCGGGACACGATCTCCAAAGTTCGAGATGAGCTTGTCAACGATTTATCCGACGGCACGTCGCTTCTCACGTTTCGCGAACGAGTCAGCGACGTTCTGAACCGTTCTGCCATCGGCCCGGCCAGAGTGGAGAACATTTATCGCACCAACGTCCAAGCCGCATTCCGCGATGGACGTGAGACGTTGGCCAGCCATCCGGTTGTCGCTGGGATCTTCCCCTATCAGCAGTACCTCGCTCAGCATGATGCGAGAACCAGGCACCAGCACAAGGAACTCGAGAAGCTGGGTCTCAACGGGACTGCGGTCTATCGCCGAGACGATCCGTTCTGGGATATGTTCACGCCCCCTTGGGATTACCAGTGCCGTTGCGGCGTACGCATGCTGACCATCTCCCAGGCGGCTAAGTTGGGCGTCAAGGAAGCAATCGAGTGGCTCGATACCGGCGTCGCGCCGATGCGACCGGAATGGCGGTATCAAGACATCCCATTTGCTGCGAAGCCAGGATTTGGAAGCCGTGGAAGGGTGGCAGCATGACGAAGGTTTATGCCTACAAATGGAAGGTTGGAGGCTTTGATGTTGAAAGCCCTGAACCATCGACCAACCCCCA